AATTCTCTTGCGACAACAATTAGCGGGAAATACAATTCTGCAATTGGCGACTCGCGTGAAATCATGCAGACGTTGGTTGCTTCTGGTCAATTTACGGAAAGAACTCTCTCGTCTGTTGGCTCACTAATCACAAAAGTTGCCTCCCTATCTGGCGAGGCTGCTGCTGACGTTGCTAAGAATCTAATTCCATCATTAGATGGTTCTGCATCTTCTGCCAAGCGCCTAAATGAGCAGTATCACTTTTTGACGTTGGCTCAATACAAACAGATTGAGGCGTTAAACAATCAAGGAAAGGCTCAAGACGCAATTAAGGTTACGTCTGATGCCCTGTTGGAGAAGCTGGACTCGCAAGCCAAAAAACTTGGCTACCTTGAAACTCTTTGGAAGAACTTGAAGAACGCTGCAAGCGGATTTTGGGATTGGTTGAAAAGCATTGGCCGCGATGACCCGACAAAGGCTATCAAAGACCTTGAAGACCAAATGGAACGCACCATGCAGGGCGTTGCATACCGAAACGGTAAAACGTCTGAATATGATGCTTTGAAGGCAAAGCGTGACCGCATCAAGGCGGAGCTTGAGGCTGAAATTGCCAAGGTAGAGGCTGACTCCAAAGCCGCCGAAAGAAACAAAGAAAGAATTGATGCCTACGCTGGAGCTGGCGGCGCATCAAAGGCAAAAGCTGTTGCTCAGAAAACCGCAGAAATCATTGCTCAGATGGAGTATGAGACAAAAGCTGCTGGATTGGAAAAGATTGCTCAGATTGAATTAGCAAAAGAGCGAGACATTCAAATTGCAAAGACTGAAATTACAAAGCGTAACGCTGATGAGCGATTTGCTATGGCAAGTGAAAACGCCAAAGAATTGGCTGCAAGAATCAAGCAGATTGAAGCAAAAGCAAACAAGGAAAAGGAAGACCTTTACAAAGAGTCTCGCAAAAAGTTTGAAGATATTGCCAAGACGGAGCAGGATTCAATAGAGAAAGAACGCGAGCGATTGCAAGTCTACAAAGAGAACATCTTGTCAAGTCAGCAAGACTTGGACATTGCTCTGTCTCGCTTAAAAACGCAACAAGATTTGGTTGCGTTGAGTCGTCAGGAAAATATGAAAGACGCAGATAGGCAAGCTGCCGCTGGTCGTATTCAGTATCTCGACAAACAGCGTGAATCTGTAATCATGCAGCGCGAGGAGTTGAAGCGACTTCAAGACATGAACGCATCCGTGTTTAACAACATGGGTAACGCCATTGATAACTTTGTTCGCACTGGAAAGTTCTCCTTTAAAAACTTCACACAAAGCGTCATTCAAGACCTCATCTCGATTGCTATGAAAGCTCAGATGATGTCTATGTTTAAGGGCTTTAGCTTTTTCTCAAACCCTTCTACAACTGTTGGAGGCGTTCGTGGAGTTGACAACATTGACGTTGGTGGTGGATGGTCGCCTGCTCAGATGAGGGCTGGAGGCGGAGATGTTGAAGGCGGTATGCCTTACTACGTTGGTGAACAAGGCCCAGAATTGTTTGTCCCTCAAGGCGCTGGCACAATCATGCCAAACAAGATGGTTGGAGCTATGAACAACAATCAGCCTCAAATCGTCTACAACGGCCCGTACATTGCTAACATGAGTGCTATTGATACGCAGTCGGCGGCACAGTTCTTGTCAAAGAACAAACAAATGGTTTGGGCTGCAAATCAATCCGCGCAACGGTCATTACCAGTGAGCAAGTAACATGAGTTTGCAAACAATCCTTTCAATTAGCGAGTCCGTTGGAATAAATGACCAACGCTTTGTTGGTCAAACGCTCAGTCGAAATCAAAAGATTACAACCTCAGAGATTTTGACGGTTGTTCCATTTGATTTCACCTTAAAACCAATGAACTATCTCTTGTACTCGCAGAATCGCGGAGTCCTGAATAGCTTGCGTATTCCTGACAAGGCTTTGACTCAGTATCTAAACTTTGGCTCGACTGGTTGGATTAACTACATCCAGTACCAAGGCGACATGACAGAGATTCAAATTGGCAACTGTCAATGGCAAACATCAAGCGCAAACAAAACTTTGGTGCTTGGCTCTTTGCCATCTATTTCAAGCTCAAAGTATCTGTTCAGAGCTGGAGACTTTGTTCAGGTTGGCTTGTACTCTTACATTGTCACCGCTGACGTTACCAGAGGCCCAAATCCAACAGCCAATGTGCCTGTCCATCGAAGCCTAATTTCCGCCTTGACAACTACTGTTTCTTGCGTTGCTGGTGAATTTGGCACTACTATTTCAATGGGTGGAGACACATACACTGGTGTGACATTTCCAGTTGTGCTTCGCGAGTACCCGACATACACTCTAACTCCAATCACAAACGATTCGTTCATCAATTGGGCTGGTTCGTTTAGAGCGTTTGAAAGTGTCCTATGAACATCATTGCACCAGTTGACGGAACAAGTAGCATTCGTCTTGCCGACTTTGTTCGCGTAAACACAGGCTCAGAAATATATCGTTTCACAACAGCCCCCTCAAGCACTTTGGTTCCAGCCGTAGACTCAACAGAATTTAGTTCTGTTGGAGTGTTGATGAAGGTTGGCGATGTTCAGCGGGACATCAAAAGCACAGCCAATGAAACATCTGTGACTTTGGTTGGAATTGACACTGCAATGCTTGGTTGGGTTCTGAGTCAGTCTGTAAAAGGCTCTCAGATTGAAATGTGGCATGGCTTCTACAATGAAAATAACGAGCTTCTTACAAGCGGCGGCACTGGCGGCTTGTATCAGTTTTTCAGTGGAATCATTACATCCTTCACCATTTCTGAGACTTGGATGGAGGAGACTCGTAGCTATGTTGGCATCATCACAATTTCAGCTTCTGCGATTCAGTTGATTCTGCAAAACCGAATTGCTGGTCGCTAAACAAACAACAACTCATGGCAATTCTTCAACGATGGAGACACTTCTATGAATCGTGTGAATTTCATTGAGACAATCAACTATCAGTTTGGCAAGAACGCATGATTGTTCGTGACGCGAACCCTTTTGACATTCCTGCGCTGCTGGATATGCTACGCGCATATAGAAGCAGGACGCCTCTGCCTTTTTTGGAGGAGGCAAACGATTCAGACTACATCAACGGTCTTTTGACGGAGTTGATTGCTGGTCGAGGGATTGTCTTGGTCGCGGAAGATGATTTGGGGATTGTTGGTACGTTTATTGCCCACATTGCGCCCAGTCTATGGTCGCCAAAGCATTTGGTTATGCTTGAAATGGCATATTGGGTAAACCCTGACTCTAGAGGAGGTTCTGCTGGCTATCGTCTGTTGGCGGGTTATGTTGAACGCGCAAAAATTATGAAGCAAAGCGGTCGCATAAATGCTTTTGCAATCAGTAAAATGGTGAATAGTCCCGACCTTAAATACGAAAAGTTCGGGTTCTCAAAACTAGAAGAAACGTGGGTGATGTAAATGCCGGGAATGATGATAGCCACTGCTGCTGGTCTTACTGGAGTTGAAGCTGCTGTTGCGGCCTTCGTCATCAACATGGTGGCAGCATCTGTTATCAGTAAAGCGTTTGGGCCAGAAGGCCCAAATACAAACGATGCAACACAAAACCCCGGCAGTCGCGCTCAAGTCCCTCCTGCTGGAGACAACAAGGTTCCAGTTGTGTATGGCTCTGCATATCTTGGTGGCATCGTTACAGACTTGAGTATTACCGAAGACAACCAAAAATTGTTTTATGTGCTGACGCTTGCAGAGGTCACAAATACAGAAACTGGCGGCACTCCTGACACATACACTTTTGGTGATGTGTATTGGGGTGGCAAAAAATGTATCTTTGATGCCACAGACACTTACAAGGTTGTTGGTCTTCTTGATGAATCAACTGGCGTAACAGACACAACGGTTGCTGGCAAGATGAACATTTATTTGTTCAGCAATGGCTCGTATTCTGGTGTAAATACATCTTTGTCGGCAATTGAAATTATGAACGCATCTGGTCTTGTCTACACATGGGACTTGACAAAATTGATGAGTAATGTTTCTTTTGCAATCATTGAATTGACATACAACAGGGATGCCAACATCACTGGACTCCAACAGACTAGATTCCAGATTTCAAACAGCCGCTACAAGCCCGGCGATTGTTTTAGCGACTATTGGCAATCTCAACGCTACGGCGCTGGACTTTCACTGTCTGAGATAGACACTGATTCTCTTGATGTGCTTAACGCTTATTGCGATGAGAATTTCACATACGCAACATACGAAGGCACGTTTGCAACTCAAACAAGATTTAGATTTGATGGCGTTTTAGAAACAACGAACACCATTATGACTAATATGCAATCATTGGCGTCTTGCTGTGATTGCTTGATTAAGTACAACCAAATCCAAGGTCAGTGGGGTGTAATTACACAAAAGCCAACTTACACGGTGGCTATGGATGTCAATGATTCCAACATGGTTTCAGCCATTCAGGTTTCGCCAATTGACCTTGCTTCTAGCTACAACATTGCAGAAGTTAAATTTCCAGATGGAACAGCAAAGGACAGCTTCAATAGCGCAACCTTTGACTTGGCTATTGTTAATCCTTCACTCCTCTATCCAAATGAGCCAATCAACAAGCAGACGATTAGTTTGCCTTTGGTGAACAACAGTGTTCGCGCTCAATATTTGTCAAACCGATTCCTTGAATCCGCGCGTGAAGATTTGCAAATCAGGGTTGACATTGACTTTTCTGGTCTACAACTTGATGCTGGCGATGTAGTCACATTGACCAATCCAAACTACGGATGGGAAGCAAAACTTTTTAGGGTTTCACAAATCATTGAAAAGTTTAGCGATGATGGTCAAGTCACGGCGTCGTTGGCTTTAATGGAATTTAATCCATCGGTTTACGATGATAAAAACATCACTCAATTTACGCCTTCCCCCAACACTGGTATTGGCTCTCCATTAGGCTTTGGCATTCTTTACGCTCCAACCGTAACCAATATTCAAACCTCATCTCCAGTTCCGTCATTTGATGTTTCTGTGGTGGCCGCAAGTAACGGCATTGTCCAGTACGCAGAGGTGTACTACTCTGCCTACGCATCGCCTACATTGTCTCAAAGGTTCTTTGCTGGCACGACCGCAGTGAACCCCGGCGGAAACCCATACAACCCCGGCTCGTCAATGGGTTCAGTCACATTGAGCAACATTCCCCAAGGCGATTGGTATTTTGCTATCAAGTATGTAAACTCACTTGGCTCAAGTGATTTTTCAGCATCATCGTCGGTTCTCCAATGGAGGCCATTGACGTTCCAATTCGGCAAACGATGGTTGGCTGTTGCATACGCAGACAACGCCACAGGAACAAGCGGATTTAGTTACAGCCCTCGTAACAAATCTTATTTCGGCATCTACAACAACGACACAGCCAACGGCGGCACAGACCCAACTCTTTACACATGGTATTTAGATGCCAACTTTGGAACTGCCAATTATTTGCTTTATTCAAATCGTCAGAACCGCAAGTTCAGCTTTGACGTTGGTAACGCTGGTTATTTGAACTTGGGTGGTGCTTTTGTTCCCACAGAAACATCTGTGTACGATTCAACGCAGTGGTCTGCTTTGGTTGACCCCGTAAGTGGCATTCAAAGTTTTATTGACTTGGATGTTCGTACTGGTCAACTCACAATCGCTGGAGCCACTGGAAACAACGTAAACGATGGCTTCTTGGCCGTGACTAACAACACAGACGGTTCAATGAAAGTCAATTTGCATGACTTTTTGAATTTTGGTTCTGGCGTTTACTCTAAGTCATTTACGGCTGCAACATTGACTGTTGACATCTATGGTCGAGTGGTTGGCTTCACTGAGGCTGACAACTTCTACTATACAGAGCAAGTGTTTAATGCAACTGCTAGTCAAACAAGTTTTAGTTTTACGCATACTGTTGGTTGGATATTGGTGTTCCGTGACGGCATCTTGCTTGACCCAACGGAATACACAGAGACTAGCACAACTGTTGTGATGAACGCGGCTTGCGCTGCAAACGAAAAGGTCGTAATCATCTATATGCGCGGTAACAGCACAAGTGAATATTACGAGCCTTTGAACATCGCAATTGCCTCAAGCGGTTCAAATACTGTGACTTATTCTGGTTTGCCTTGGAACAAAGTAA